TTCGAGATGAAAGTCGTTGCATGGGGCGAGGGCATGGAAGGCTGGCTCGTCGACTACCAGATCGTGTCCGGTTCGCCATCCGAGCAGGCCACGCAGGACAAGCTCGACGAGTTGCTGAAGGGGACCTACCGCCACGACGGTGGCAGGATGCTGCCGATCGCTGCCGCGTTCATCGACTCGGGCGGTGCGAACACGCAGGACGTCTACAACTTCTGCCGCACCCGGCAGCATCGACACATTTACGCGATCAAGGGCCACTCCGTTGCCAACAAACCGATCATCGGCGCCAAGCCGTCGCTCCAGGACGTCAACTGGAACGGCCAGGTAATCCCACAGGGCGTGCAGTTGTGGATGATCGGTACCGATACCGCGAAGGACTACCTGTCCGCTCGATGGAAGTTTGCTGCCGGCCCGGGCGCAATCCACTTCTCGCAGGACCTGCCCAAAGAGTACTACGAGCAGCTGACGGCCGAGTACTGCATCACAGTTTGGCGTCGTGGACACAAGGTCCGCGTTTGGGAGAAAAAGAAGAACGACCGCAACGAGGCAGGAGACCTGATGGTTTATTCCGTGGCGTGCGCCTACTACCTTGGACTGCACAAGAAAACCGCCGCGCAGTGGCAGCAGGTGAGGGAGTACGTCGACCCGGATACGCGAGACCTCTTCCTTGACCCACCGGCACCCGCAGCTGACACCGAAACATCCGCTGCCCTGCAGCAGCAAACATCGACCGTAGAAACCATCTCCCGGACCGAAAAATGGACGACATCGAAACCGCAATCCCAGCTATCGCCGACGCGCCGTCAAACCGGGAGAATATGGTGAGCCAGGACGTCCTAGATAACGCCGACCTGGTCGACGCCATTTTCGCGTTCATCGAAGAGGAGTTCCCCCAGATGGCGTCGCGAACTGCACACCTTAAGGACGAGGTTCGCCGCGAGTTCAGCGGCGTCGAGATCTACATCCCGCGGAGGTCGCACGCTACGCGCGACAAGCTGACGCGGGACGTACTGAACCTGTTCAACGGCCGCAACGCAACTGAGATTGCTCGCCGGCTTGGGATCGGCCGGGCCACGGTGTACCGCATCATTAAGCAGGAAGGGGGTAAAAAATAGTCTCAGTTTTCCGAGAATTGAGACGGACAGGTCGATACCCTTGGAGGCATGGCCCTCACCCAAACAGACCTCGACGCCCTCGATAAAGCGATCGCTTCCGGCACCCTCGAAGTGGAATTCAACAATCGCCGGCAGCGTTTTCAGACTACCGCATCGCTGATCGATGCGCGCAACCACGTAGCCCGTGTTCTTAACCAGGGTACGACGAACCGCGGGCCGCAAGTGTTCGGCTTTCGCTTCACGACCACGCGGGGCTTTTGATGACAAATCCGATTGATCGCGTGATTGGGTGGTTCAATCCGCAAGCCGGGCTGGCCCGCCATCGTGCGCGGCAAAACCTGCAGCGAGCCTACGAGGCCGCGAGTCCCCGTGATGGGTGGCGGCCGCGCCGGGCCGGTGCCAGCGCAAATGCTGATCACCAGATGGACGCCAAGATGCTGCGCGCGAAAGCGCGAGCGCTGGTGCAGAACGTGCCGTATATTGCGGCGGCGCTTGACACGCTGGCGACCGACACAATTGGCACCGGTATCATGGTGCGGGCAACTGGCAAGGAACAGGAAAATACCAATCAGTTGTTCGCCGAGTGGTCGAAGTTCGCTGACGCCGATGGACGTTTGGATATCCCTGGCTTGGTTAAAGTGGCCTACACGGCGATGGAGCAGGATGGCGAAGGGTTGGTTCGGCTACGCCCCCGCCGCCCTAGCGACGGGTTGCCAGTCCCGTTGCAGTTGCAAGTGCTCGAAATCGATTGGATCGATGACACTCGTACGGCTAGCTATAACGGCAACACGATTATTCAAGGCATCGAGTACGACCAGCTCGGCAAAGTTGCGGCATATTGGTTGTGGGATCAGCATCCCGGCGATGTAGCGCTGGTGCGAGGTCGTAATATTCAAAGCTCGCGTGTGCCGGCGCAAAACATCATTCATTTCTTCAATCCAAAACGACCAGGACAGGGTCGTGGTTTCACGCGCTTTGCCCCTGTTATCGCGCGCACGCGCGATACACAGACCTACGAAGATGCTGAGCTCGGGCGAAAGAATCTAGAAGCGCGACTGTCCGTGCTGGCCAGCGGCGATACAACTAGTTTGGAGCATCCGGCGGCGACAGGAAATCCGGCGGGGGCCGGCAACGGAGTCCAAGATCTGGGCGAGCTCGGTGGAGGGAACATATTTGGGATGCCTGCAGGGCTGAACTTCACCGTTGTCGAGCCAAAGGCCGCGCCAGGCTACGTCGACTACATCAAACTCCAGTTACATGTTATTTCCGCAGCAATCGGCGTGCCGTACGAGGCGATTACTGGCGACATGAGCGAGGTGAATTTCTCAAGCGCGCGCGTACGCCTGCTGGCCTATCGGCGTGCAGTCCAGCAGGTTCAGTGGTTGGTCCTGGTGCCGATGCTACTGCGGCCGATCTATGAAGCGTTTATCGACGCCGCGTACTTGGCCGGCAAGATCCGTGTCGCGGATAAATCGGTCGACTTCAGTATGCCAAAGTGGGATTACGTCAATCCTGAACAGGAGGTCAAAGCCGACACGGCCGAGATCGCCGCCGGCCTGTCGACGCCGAGCGAGAAGCTCCGTCAGCGCGGCTACGACCCCGACACAGTCTACGCCGAGCTGGCGCGCGACCTTAACAAGTTCAAGGAGCTCGGCATCCTGGACATTTTGCTTTTCATGCAGCGCGGGAACATGCCGACCCCTCCCGCTGCCGATTCCAGCGAAGACAAACCATCATAACGCACCAACCACGAGGCCTCCATGTCCGGACATACCGACTACGCGCAGAACAGGATCAACGACGCCATCTGGCGTGGCCAGGTGCTCGCCGCGCCGACAACGTACTATTTTGGTCTCATCTGCGCGACTTTAAGAGCAGGAGCACCAATATTTTGTCTTCCCTGGTGCGACGATCTTTTCTCTTAAAGTACATGTTCCTTGACAATCTTCTCCATCCTTAAGGCAATCAGGTCCTTCTGTCGTACCATCATCGTGCACTACAAAATGTAATATGCAGCCCTTATCTGAGGTCTCCGAGTCATAGTTTTGATCTTCAGGATATACATCAACCGTACCTGTACTTTGGTCAAAAACCAAACTCTTTCCTTGGATTATTTTTTTCATAAATTTTCCATGTCGAGTGATGTATTTTAAAAAAGTGCTCGGAATGATCCAATGGGTAATATTTTAAGATAGATTGGCTGTTTTAAAATTTCCGGCTATCGAGCACCAAGCTGTCTACATATTACTCGAAGCGGAATCGCACCAGTAAATTTATCTTTTTTTGTCCCGCGGTAAGGGTTTACCCGAGTCCCATCCTCACCCGCCTCCGATCCAGCATCCGCCCAAAAAAGGTCGTCTAAGCGTTCACCATATTTTAAGCCTTTTATTCCTCCTTCAGCCCCTTCCAACGTAAGTAGCTCAACAGCATTTGGCAACGCCCACCCTCCGATTTGGTTTTGAGTAAGAATGTTGCAGTAATTTTTAGCTCCCTCATAGTTCCATACACCTGACGACGGTTCACTCCAGGTCAGTGCGTAATTTTGGTCGAGACAACCTCCATTATATTGACCGAAACGATCATTTTCTTTTTTGCATCCTCCTACTCTGTAAAGAATAGCCTTTGGCAATGGCATCCAGAATGCATCGAAATCAACAGGAACATAGTCGGCACAGTTGTCTGCACGATCGTAGCAAGAGGCAGCCTTTTTCGAAAGCTCCAAGCGGCGCCGCAAGAGTTCTTGTTCTGTTAGCAGTAAGTCTTTTTTACTTTTTCCCTTGAAGTCATAGCTAGCCGAATTCTTCTTAATGGTCGTTACTTCATTAAGAAGGGCAGCGAGTTGTCTAAAATCTGATTCGGCCTGTTCTATAAAAGCCCGTTGATTTGCGTCAATGAATGGATTCTTTTTCGGAAAATCGGGAATGTTTGCGTATGGCATCGTCAGCGCTTTCATCGGAACGGCATTTTCGACGGTAGATAAGCTTGGAATTGAAGTTGCATAGTTTATAATCCCCTCCGGGTCTGTTGGGATTTGGTGCCCAGCAAAGCCCGGGCTAACGATAAGTACCTCCACTCTTGCAAACCGATATACCCGCTCCATAGCAGTTTGAAATGCGGCTGACCCACTGATCTGACCAGCATAGGATCCACTAAAGCTTGCCTTTATGCGCTCCTTCTCCTCCCGGTCACGGGCAAGAAGTTGATAAACCGCATAAAACTGGTTAACTTTTTGGATTCCGTTGACATAGAGGTCCCCGCAGCCATCATAAAAACGTTTTATGCCCGCTAATCCGCTATTGGCAATTTCTTTCCATTGCCCTGAAAGAGATTGATAGTTATATACCAAATCTTCCCATTGTACATATGACTGCACAACTATATATATGGCGTTTTCGGATGTGGAAATTTGCTTAAAATAGTCGATATCGCCACTCGCGTTTCCAAGCCCCGAATTAACAGAGATGCTTGCGTTGAATCCTAATGTATTAAGTAAGCTGCTATAATCGTCTACACGCAATAAGTAAAAAAACACGGTGTTTGACTTTGCCTCTGGCTTTGGGTATTGAGGATTGCTTACGCACGTTCCGCCAACTTGTCCTGTGACACTATTTAGCCCGTTTCCAGGAGAATATGGACTTGGCGCCCATCCTCCGCTGCTAAGTTTCTTTTCTGCGGAGCCTTCATTTCGATTCCGAAACCGAAGTGTTGCTAAGCTGCGAATTCCGCCTTGTAAGATATCGGGCGTTGGAAAACTCGTCTGTTTAGAAAAGAATGCCGCGTTTGGATTTCCAGTTAAGATTTGGTCTACGGTCTCAGGCGTAAGTCCGCCTTCCTGCTCTGCCCGAACGCGCAACAGTCGAATCTTCGTCAAGTCTGCATCTGTTGCGGCTGCGATATCGTTAATAAATGACTTTATCTTCTCTTCCGTTATTTTCGAAATTGTTGTTGGATGTTCAGACATTATTATTGCGAGCAATGAGATTTCTCTCTCTAAGGGGGATCCGGAGTTTGCACCGGACTCTACCTGCTTCTGATCGATGTTGTTTACTAGTGAACGGCAGGACTTATATGTTTTTGGGGTGCGACTGGCCTCTCCGCAAGCTTCGGTTTCGCATGTCGCATCTCGGTTTCGGAAGAGATGTGCTTTGTGAGTCGCTTCCCAATATGACAAGTCACTTGCCTTGGATTTATTAGTGCAGTCGGTTTCACATGATTCTAGTGTTTCCCCGGGCAGGATCAGGGGCGCACACTCTGCGTTTGTCCAAAAGCCTGGACATGTAGGATGTCCGGTGGTTCGATGTTCTGCGTCTCTATCCCCATACCTTTCTATTCCACAAGCGTGGTTTTGACAAGATTTGTAGATGATATTCCATGAGTCTACCGGACATCGATCTGAAATGGCATCGAGGAAATATTTCTCGAGAGATGCACCGTGAACGAGAGGTAAAAAACTGCATCCGGACAGCAATAAAGCGATACACCAGCGATTTTTCTTCATGGTAGTCCTCATTACTGGTAACAAATGCGAGCACCTAATCAGGTTTCTAAAGTTATTGAAGAAATATGCACAATAGCCAACACATGTTTAGACTATTCCGGACCTTCTCGCTCATGACAATAGCTTTAATTCTATGATGTAATAAAATTATTCCTTTGATCAATATTTTGATAAATGAATATCATGTATTTACTGTATTAATAATATACTTATTGCTATAAGTGGCAAGCGGAAAGCAGGCCCCGTTCTTGTGTAGTTGATCTTAGACAGGTTGCGATGTGGAGAAATTACTTGATGCGGGGCTATTATTGATTGCATTTAATATTAGCCTTAGCTGGGTTCCTATTTGGCGAGGGTTGTCGGGATGGCGTGCCCAGAGCTGTAGGTGCGGTTCCCAGGAATGTAACAGGGTGTAGACGGAATCAATAACGTAGCTTTGGCATGCTTTCGTGGTGTGGAAGGAGCATGCGATGGCAACGAAACATCCACTCGACGGTTTGACGCTGCCGGTCCACGCTGGCGGCAGGGCGCCAACCTTGAAGCATGGGAATATCGTAATCCTGCGCGATATCGTGACAGAGCGTGCGCAAGCCAGCCTGGAGGAGATTGCAGACGAGTTACATCGTCGCTCTGGCGTGCGCGTCTGCGCCGTGACCATCCGTCGTGCAGTCAGTGCGCAAGGTATCGTGCGGATCAAGCCAACACGCCGGGTGTACACGGCATCCAGTGCACAGCCGACGCACAGCCGATCAAGCGCTACGGCTATACGGCCGCGCACCGACAAAAGGATGTGTTGCCCTACAGCACTAATCTGACTGACGCCGAATGCGAACTGGGCTGGGTCGTCGAGCGTACCGATGCCTGGACTGAACGCTGGCGGCGCACGGTCATGCATCACGACCGCAAGCTCGCTTTCTCGACTGCTCGGGTATGGCTGGCAGAGGCGCGTATGCTATTTAATAAACTCGCCTATCAGGTTTGATTTCGTCTACACCCTGTAAGGGCGTACGGGGCAACTCGACCGCGTATGCACTCAACGACACGATCACAGTTCAGATTGGTGGGAAGTACCAGCTCTACAAATGCACCGGCCGGCGCAGCGACGACGTCAGCCGTGCCTGTCGATGTCAAAACTAAGTTGGCCTTGCAAGGTATCGAAGCTTCGACCCACGCGCGGCCGTCGCTGTCACTCGATAACTGCCGCTACTACGTCGTCGACAAGAAAAAGTAACCACGTAAAAATTGTCTCAGTTTTCCGAGAATTGAGACAAAGCAATCTGCAGAATGATGAGCATGACAACGCCATCTTCTGCGCCGAGCGCGCCCATCGTTAATCGCGGTACCCCGAGCATGCCGGTGATGAACCGGGCTGCTACGTTGGTGCCGACGACCTTCAACGAAGCTGATAACACCGTGGACCTGGTGTGGACAACTGGCTCCAGTGTGTTGCGCTATGACTGGTACAACGACACACAGTACGACGAAGAGCTGGTCGTTACGCCTGAAGCTGTGGACATGAGCCGCTTTGACAGCGGTGTCGTGCAGGTGATCGACAACCATCGCGTTTATGGTGGCGTTGCATCGATCCTCGGCGTTGCCCTGCGCGGCAGCATCGAAAATGGCGAGGGCAAGGCTACCGTGCGCTTGTCGGTGCGCGACGAAATGGCCGGCATCGTGGCCGACATCAAGGCCGGCGTCATCCGCTCGATCAGCTTCGGCTATCGCGTCATTCGCTACGAGGTCATCCCGCCCAACGCGCGTACGGATGGCGGCAAGATCCCGCTGTACCGCGCCGTAGCGTGGCAGCCGTACGAAATCAGCTTCGTGACCGTCCCAGCCGACGCTTACGCGAGCACGCGGAGCGCACCGCAAAACGGTCATCCGTGCGAATTCATTACCCGGGCGCCCGCCCAATCGTCTCAACCTTCATCGGAAGAACCTATGACCACTGCAACCACGACGGGCGCACCGAACGCCGCGCCCAATGACGCTACCCGTACCAATCCCGCCCCGGTAGCGCCGGCCCCGTCGGCGAACGACGCAGCTGCGCAAGCTGCCCAGGAAGCGGCCACGCGCGCAGCCGATATCACCGAGCTGTGCGCGCGTCACAACGTCAGCAACCTGGCCGCCAACCTGATCCGCGCTAACAGCACGATGGACCAGGCGCGTGCGGCAATCCTCGAAGAGCGTGCGCGCCTGGATGCCAACAGCGGCGGCAATCGCAACGTGCGCATCGAGACCATCACCGACGAACACCAGACCCGCCTGAACGGCATCGCCGAAGCGATCATGCACCGCGTGAATTCGCGTTCGGAACTGACCGACAACGGTCGCCAGTACCGTGGCATGTCGCTGATCGAAGTCGGCCGCGATCTGCTGGAATCGTGCGGCGTCAGCACGCGTGGCATGGATCGTATGACGCTGGCAACCCGCATGCTGACGTTCCGTTCGGGTGGCATGATGACGACCAGCGACTTCGCCAGCCTGTTCGCCAACGTCGCGAACAAGCGTCTGCGCAATGCGTACGAAGAAAACCCGGGCACGTACCAGATGTGGGCCCGCCGCGCTCCGAACGCGCCGGACTTCAAGAGCATCAACGTCGTGCAGCTGTCAGGCGCACCGGATCTGCTGCAGACCAACGAGCACGGCGAGTTCAAATATGGCTCCATGTCCGATGGTGCCGAAAACTACAAGGTTCTGACGTTCGGCCGCATCGTCTCGCTGTCGCGCCAGTCCATCATCAACGACGACCTGCGCGGCTTCGATCGCCTCGTCGGTGCTTTCGGCGGCAGCGCAGCCCGCCTCGAAAACCGCATGGTCTACAGCCAGCTGACCGCCAACGCGGCCCTCGCGGATGGCGTCGCATTGTTCGAAGCCAACACGCACAAAAACCTGGGCTCGGGGGCTGGCTCGGCGCTGCAGTTCTCGGCGCTGACCACCGCACGCGCCGCCATGCGCGTCCAGAAGGGCATGCAAGGCGAAGAGCTGAATCTGGCGCCCTCGTACCTGATCGTGCCGGCCGCGCTGGAGCAGACCGCGTACCAGCTGACCAGTTCGAACTATGTGCCGGCAAAGCAGGCCGACGTGAACGAATTCCGCACCGGCGGCCGTACGTCGCTGGAGCCGATCGTCGAACCGGTCCTCGACGCCAACAGCACGGCTTCCTGGTACCTGGCGAGCAATAACGGCCAGGTCGATACCGTCGAGTACTGCTTCCTGGACGGTGCCGAGGGGCCGGTCATCGAAACCGACGTCGGCTTCGAAGTCGACGGCCTGTCGTACAAGTGCCGCCTCGATTTCGCCACCAAGGCGATCGACTACCGCGGCCTGTACAAAGCAGCCGGTGCGTAATCGCCTCGGCTGATCGACAACCCTCCACCAAGGAATATTGATGAAGAATTATGTGCAGTCCGGTGACCTGATCACCGTTACCGCTCCGTACGCTGTCTCCAGCGGCCAAGGCGTACTGGTCGGCTCGCTGTTCGGCGTAGCCACCTGCGATGCCGCCAGCGGTGCCAGCGTCGACATCATGCCGGAAGGCGTCTTCGACATCACGGCGCTGACGTCCGACACGGGCACGGCGGGCGCCAAGATGTACTGGGACAACACCAACAAGCGCCTGACCACGACGACGACGAGCAACACTCTCGTCGGCGTGCTGACCCTGGCCAAGGGCGGCAGCGATACCACGGCGAGGGTTTACCTCGACGGCTGCATCCGCTGATCCCCGCCATGACGTTCGCGCTCCTCAAGGCCATGACGAACGCCAGCGTGCTCAACACGCTGGCCGATGCTCAGGTGCGTTTCGCCGGCAGCGATGTCGACGTGCCCGGCCTGTTCACTGATCCGTCCACCGTCGCAAGTCTTGGTGCTGGGGTCGATGATACGAGCCCGACCGTCACGGTGGCAACCAATGCAGTGCCGGCAGATCCTGAGGATCAGCTGGTCCACGTCGATGGTGTCGCGTACCGCATTAATCGCGCCCGGCCGGATGGTACCGGTCTGACGACCATTACGTTGGAGCTTGCATGAGAACGCAGTTTTCCCAGATCGTCGGCGCCATCGTTGCGGCTCTGCAGTCCAGCCCTGCGGTATGCCAGAAGGTGTACCGCGCGAGGCCGGACAGTGTTCCGGAAGACCTCGACCAGGCTGTCAACGTCCAGTGGGAGCAGGGCCTTGCCGGTTTTGGCGCAATCCGCGGCGCTCCGATTGACTGGACCACGAAGATCTCCGTCGACTGCTACGCGCGCAGCCGTACCGATACGGGCGATGTCGCCGTGGATCCGCTCCTGGCTGCCGTATTCGAGCGTCTCGCCGAGGACACGACCTTGGGCGGCCTTATCGCAGATTTGAATGTCGCGGGCATCGAAGCAGAGAACTCGACCGACGCGAAGAAAACCGGGTGGGTCCGCCTCACGTACATCGCCCAACATCGAACCGACAACGGAACCTTGAACTGAAATGGAAACGATCCAGCAAGCCAACCTTCTGACCGCCGGTACGCCCGCGCGTGAAATCCCGACGCCGCCCGGCGGCGGTTCCTGGACCTTCGACGATAAATCGTGGAAGTGGGTCTCGAACGATCCAGCCCCCGAGCAGCCGGCAGATGCTGGTGATGACGTCGTGAACAAGAACATCGAACAGGAGTAACAACCATGGCACGTTATATCAAGAACACGCTGATCGTCGCCAAGCTCGAAACCACGGCTGGTACCGACGCTGCCCCGACTGGCGCGGCAAACGCGATCCTGGTCTCCGATATGAGCATCACGCCGCTCGACGCCCAGAACATCGATCGGAATGTCGTCCGCGGCTACTTCGGTGCCAGCGAACAGCTGGTCGGCCCGGCCAGCGTTAAGGTCAGCTTCACCACCGAGCTGGCCGGCTCGGGGACCGCAGCCACTGCGCCGGCCTGGGGCGTGCTTCTCCAGGCATGCGCAGCAGCCGAAGGTCTTCTGACCACTCCGGCACGGGTCGAGTACACGCCAGCCTCCACGAACCTCAAGACGCTGACCATCTACTACTACGACGACGGCGTACTGCACAAGCTGGTTGGCACCATGGGTAACTGCAAGCTGTCCGCCAGGGTGGGCGACCGTCCGACGCTGCAGTTCGACTTTACCGGCCTGGACGCTGGCGTCAGCGCAGCCAGCGATACCGGGACGTTCACTGGGTGGAAGAAGCCGGTTGCAATGACCAAGGCCAACGTGATCGACATCACGTTCGGGGCTTCCTACGCCACGGGCGCCCTGAGCGGTGGCACGTCGTATTCGAGCACGGGCATCGATATCGACTTCGGGAATTCGGTCAACTTTACGCCGTTGCTGAGCGCCGAGACCGTCGACATCACCGACCGTGAGTCCACCGGGTCGACCGAGCTTGACCTGACCGCGGCACAGGAAGTTTCGATGACGACTACCGTCAAGGCGAATGCTACTCAAGGCATGGGCATGACGATCGGCTCCGCAGCGGGCAACAAAATCATCATCTTCGCCCCGGCGGTCCAGATCCTGGCACCGAAGAAAGTCGACAAGAACGGGCGTCGCCTGATTGGCTACGACCTGCGCTTCATG